CCATGTCGTCATGCGACCCGTAGGGGAACGCGACAGACTGCTCGATCACTTCCTCAGCCCAACGGCGTCCTTCAGGATACCAGACCATCCCTGAGCGCAGGATGTCAGACACGGCGTTCAGACGGGCGATCTTGTCCCCGGTGCCCCGGTGCGGCGTGAACTCCTGCACGGGTATGCCCATGCGCCGAAGCTCCTGAAACAGTGGCGTGCCGCTGGATTTCTTCTCCACGATGAACGCATCGGGGTCCCACTCTTTCCACTCACGAATGGCGAGATCTTTGAGTTCTGGGAACTCGACGCGGGTGTTTATAGCGTTCAGCAGGATGATGTGTGATGCACCATCTGTCAGGTTGTCATCACTGAACACACCGAAGGTCAGCAAGGCTGTAAAGTCAGCGCGGTTGTTCTTTTCCGCCGCTGCGTCCAGGGCCATGATGATGTATTCGCAGGATGGTGGGTCGTCCTTCTTCCACGGCTTCCACCAATCACGCTGGATGATGGCACCCTGCTCCCCGGTAGGGTTCTGCATGTACTGCGCGTTCCACTGGAACGCAGGCATTGATGCTTTGGTGCGCTCCAGCGCTTCTAGGTCGAATTTCTCAGGCCAAAGTGCTTTCTCGATAACTTCTTCACCGTCATCAGTGGGCTTTTTCACCGTCATGATGGCAGGAAATTCAAACACTTCGTACTGGTCTGCCCTGGGGTTATTAGCACCATCCTTTATCAGGTGTCCAATTAGGTCATCTTGGTGCCAACGTGTGTGAATTACAGCTATCCGACCACCTGACATCAGACGTGTACGTGCACCGAAGGCGAACCACTGGTAGGTTTTCTCCAGTTCTTCGAAATTACCCGCCAAAAGGTCCTGTTCTGAGTGCGGATCGTCCACCAATAGCAGGTCAGCGCCCCGCCCAGCCAGTGCAGCACCCACACCAGTGGCGAAATATTCCCCTCCGTGATTCGTTGACCATCTGCCAGCGCTTTTTGAGTCAGCAGCGAGGGTGATTCCGGGGAAGATCGATGCGTACCGTGGGTCTGCGATGATATTTCGCACTTTTCGACCAAAATCGACGGCCAAATCGCCCGTATGGGACACCATCAGCACCTTTTTGCCCGGGAATTTGCCTAAAAACCATGCTGGGAACAGGGTACTAACGAGGTGCGATTTGCCGTGGCGGGGCGGGATGGACACCGCGATGCGGTCTTTGTGTCCGAAAGCGATCTGGGTCAGCAGTTCAGCCAGCTTTTTGTGGTGTGGAGCCACGACGTAGGTCGGGTCCATGTGCTTGCAGAACTCGATCAGACTGTCTTGGCAGAGTTTGGCCTGCCTCCTGCGCTCAAGCTCATCGATGATGACGGCGATCTGGCTCTGTTCCTCAGGGCTGAACTGGCTGATGTTGGCAGCCAGGGCCTCGATCTCGATTTCGGTGAGAAGCTGCACAGTCAGGAGCCAGCCAGCATGGCTTTGGCACTGATGGGGGTATCGAGCGTGATTGGCGGAGCGATGATCTTGGCGTCTTCGGCACCTGACACGTCCATCAGCTTGCGCAGCTTGTCCCGCAGGGAGGTCTCCAACTCCACGGTGCTGCGGTTGTTGACGGTGATCTCAGTGCGCTCGGTGAACAGCCCCACGTCACTGACCTTGCCCAGTAGCTCTAGGGCACGCATGCGGATGCGTGCATCGACGTTTTCGGTCTCTACGATGAGCTTGTTCGTGACGAAGTGTCGCAGGCGCTTGGCGTCCTTCACCACCTCCATGTCGTAGGCAGTCAGGATTCTTTCAACGAACAGCGCACTGGCAGGGGTGCTGATGGCCGCGTTGACCTCCTCGGAGGGCACCTCCTTGCCTTGGGCCGATCGACGCAGCGCGTTGTGCGTGATGGCTTGGACGAACTCCATGTCCTCAGGTTCGTCTTTGTACCCCACGATGTCCAGCAGGTTGGCTGCGTTCACTGCAGCGCGTGCCTTGGCTTTGATTTCTGCGTAGCAGAGCTTGGCGGACTGGGAGCCAGACTTCGTCGGCAGCGGAACGTACTCGTCAACAGGGCATTGAATCATGGCAGCACGAAGCAGATCTTCGGTGGGCGGAATGTAACGCGAAAAATCTACGCCTGCAAGGGGAGGTAGGAATCCTACCCGGGGGGTGTTTCTATATTGGCAGGGGTGGGGGTCCGCTGGCGGGAATTATTTTTTATTGCCGTAGCCTAATTCGTATCGAATTATCGCTGTTACGACGTACTGTATTCCCGCTGTTACGTCTTATAGCGCTCGTCGTTTATTCGTAACACAGCGCGAAGCGCGGCGGCGGAGTCCCAACGCACACAAGGGGGGTCCGGGGCGGGTGGGTTAGCCGTGGTTAACCCGGAAAAACACGGGAATCCCTATAGTGTAGGCATCCATAAGACCTACGTAACGCAACCCGTAAGAGGATGATATGAAGTTCAATGCTAATGTCGTTGTTGATGCCATCGTGAATGCTGCAAAGGCAGATGGTGCATTCGTTCGTGCCCTGGTCGAACAACGGGAGGCTGCGGCAAAAGGGTTTAAGGCTGAGGCCGCCGTGCTGGCAATTGCTGAGGGTCTCGCAGCCCGGATTGATGCTGGCGATCTTGACGCAGCATGCCTTGACGTTTACGTATCCAACGCTCGCACAATGTGCGAGTGCCCGCTCAGCGTGCTTATCGCAGCATGTGAGGCAGGCTATGGTCGCAATGGGGTTTGTCAGCGCATCCGCGCAGTGACTGGCGCCAAGGGCAAGGGCGGCCGCCCTGCGGGGCAGGGCAAGGGTAAGACAACTAAGCCCACCGAGGATAAAGCGCAGGCCGCGCCTGAGGCTGTGCCGAATGATGATGCAGCATGGCTACGATTCATCAACGACATGCGCAGCAAAGTTAACGGGCGCAAGGATTGGCCAGCCGATCGTATCGTAGCCTTTCAGGACACCACGGCTACGCTGATTGCACTTCTCAAGTCAGTTCAGAAGTGATCTGAGCCCCGCAGGGTACACGCCCTGCGGGGTTTTTTTGTGCCTGCTCGGGACCGGATGTCAAGAGTACGCGAGTGGCACGCCAGCACGCGAGTCCCCACGCCACGACGACGTCCCGCGCCTGTACGCGAGTCCACGCATTACGCGCACACGAAGCGCTGAGTTAACCACGGTTAACTGCGGTTAAACATTACGATAGGGCTTGACATATCTACGCGCATATGCTAGGCAGGTGGTTAACCACGGTTAACTGCGACACCCGGTCCGAGGCGGGCAGGGGCAGGCCGTGTTCCTCGTGTTCCTGTTCCTTTCAAATTTCTTAACTAGTTTCTACACTTAGGGTTACCCCTAACTCACGCTACCCCCAGAAACCCAATAATATCAAAGTGGTGGCGTAGGAGCGTATAAACTTTTGAGGGAACACGCGAACGAGCCACGCCCGACCCCAAACCTTAATAAAAACGAGCCAAAAACGTACAACCCGACCCTCAGAACCACAACCGACCAACCTAGTTCACCCCCCAGAACCACAATCAACTCAGCCAACTTTCAGACCCCCACCTCAACCAACTTCGCCATCATCCAAGCTCCTACCCCAATCAACTTTGCACCATCCCGACCCTCAGAGCCCAATCAACCCTGCCCACTCAACCCCCGGAACCTCAACCGACCCTGCCATCTCCACACCCCTACCCCAACCAACTGCCCCAACCCCACCCTCAGAACCTTAATCAACCGCGTTAACGTCCGAATGTCAACCCGATCCCCTGAACTACAACAGACCAACCCTGTATCCTGAGGCCCAACCCAATCAACTCAGCCAATCTTTAGGACAACTCTTGAACCATCAGGGGCCAACCCCAACGTCAGTTCGTCAATCAACTCAGCCAGCCCTCGGGGACGTTCTTGAACCAACCTTGTTGACTTCCTCCATCACCCTGCTACACTCCGCGTCAGCCCTTGGGGGCGTTCTTGAACCAACTCAGCCAGCCTTCTCAGGCTCAACCCAACCAACTTAAGTAAAGATCATGCAATACCCCAACACACAACTGTTCATTCGTCGCGTCTTCATTAACCGTGCCAGCGGGCGTCCTGTTGCCTGCTACCGTGCCAACCCCCTCAACCCGCGTGCGGTCTGGTACACGCCCGTGCCACTGCACGGAGGCGCTCTGATCTTCGACAACTACGTTGCCCCTCTGCGGCACTACGAACCCACCCTGCTAGCCACCGAGCACATCCACGCTGAGGTGGACACCAACAACATCACGTTGGACCTGCTGGACCACCGCATGGTGCAGGACATCGAGCACCTGCAAGGCCAACTCGGTGCGGCGCGTTCAGGTGCTGGAGGGGTTGCGCGTCAGAAAGCGTTGCAGGACTGGCGCAACAACATGATCATCGAGCTTTTCAACAACGAGATGCACAGGATCGACGACGCACCGGGAGACTTCAAGGTGCGGAATGCGATTCTCAAGGAGATCTGCACCCGGACGTGCATGTCCTCAGGCACCATTGAGTCTGCGCTGGTCGGGGCGGGCATAGACTTCACCCGCATCACGGGCGTGCGGCATGAGCCCAGCAAGTTCGTCACGGGATACCCGCACAGGAAGCAGAACGAAATGCTCCAAGCAGCGGTGCGAGGGTTCCGCTCTGCACAGTACAGCGGCACTGTGGACGGCTCGTTCGGGATCAACGACCTGCTGACATCCGATCCTGGCGGGTACCCGCTGCTCTGCCCCGTGACGGGCTTAGATTTGGACTGGACGTTCGAAGGGTCGTTCTACTCCCCGAAGGTGTCCAAGCGTGCGGCGAGTGCACCTGTGTCTGGCAAGAACATCTGCATCATGAGCATGATAGGTAAGCGCATCGTCATGGGCACCGGCAGCCCCCGGACCATCGGCAAGTGGTTCATCCAAGTGCGTGGTGTCGAGCCGTACTACGTACCCAAGATCATGAAGAGCATAAGCGAGTGGAGGCAGGCGCACCCTGATCCCGTGATCGACGAGATGTTCCTTGGACTGCTAACCCTTGGGTACAACATTGACGTGCCAGACTTTGCGGTAAGGAAACCCGCACCGGCTCCGACTGAACCACCACAAGTGACGTATTGGAGAGAGGAACAGAAGCGCGAACCAGTAACGCCCCAACTAAAAGACAAACCTGATGTGAGGGCAATACTAGGCGATTGGAATGATTGATCAGGGGGTTGACATAACCTACGAAATACCCTACAATGAAGGCTGTTCGGTTGATAAATCAATCGACGCCAAGTTAACCGCAGTTAACCAGCTAGCAGCCCACTGCCAGCTACGCTCTTTCAAAATTCGGCATCGGTGTCGGCGTCAGCCCCGTGAGGGGCCACGCTGTGGACCGGCGTTCGGCAGGATCGTATACCTGCATGACAAGACAGTAAACCAGTGCAAAACGCACACAAACTCACAGTTCGCAGGTGGAAGGCAGTTACAGCTACGCTTATCTGATCGCAGATCAGATATTGCCGGCTGACTCTGCCCGGTAGCACTGCGTGGGTGAGACAGATGCGTGCCAGTGTTTACTCCCTCGACGTATCGGCGGTAAGAGACCGCTCGGTGCGTAGGCCCGTGCGGAAAGACGCACGGCAAAAGCAAACAACGAACCCGCACGGGGGCGGAGGTGGTTAGGAAAGACACCACCCAACATGCCCCCTGCTTGATGCGCTTCGCGCTTTGCGTCCGGGTACTGGACGGGCAACGAGTGCATCAAGCAGCATGTGCAGCCGACAATCGTCGGCGGTGCTGCGAACACCGAAAGAGTGATATGACTCTAAACACACAACAGATCACCGCTGCCATCCTCCGTGCCTTGCACGAACAGATCGACCCCACGGTCGAATGGGCGGAGGCCCGCATGGAAGAGCAGGGTTACGCCTGCTGTCATGCACTGACCATACGTGCCGGTGCGGCCAAGGCCGAGCAGTTCGCTACCGATCTGGCTAGGTACGTACTCAAGCACAACCAAATAGCCAAAATGCGTGCCAAGCACGCCCCCAATAGCGAGTACTACCGGTACATGACCGGCCAGCTCGACGAAATCCGCTACATGTTGTTCGCATCGGCGAACGGCGACCCTGAGGTCGTTACCGCCTGCGGGCACAACACCGTGCCTGTCGAGCAGACTATCGACGCATTGCTTGCGAGGGCCTAACCATGCAGATCATCACGGTCGGTACTACTCTTAAACGCGTTTAATCGGAGGTGCTATGAATGCTTTGTATTACGCCATGCGTTACCGCGCCACGGGCGGTGCGCTGCCCGAGCGTGACCTTGCCCACGAGCATGACATGCGTAGGCTGGCACGGGAGCAGTTGCTCCTCGACGTTGAGGAAGAGCCCGTGCCCTACGAGCCCACCCCGCTGGATGAGTACGAATTCTAAGGAGAGTGCTATGAACATCATCACGAACAACCGCCCACGCCCGATGGCGTGCTTCGCGGACCTGCCTGCCAAGGTGCAGGCTGACTTTGATTACGTCATGCTGGCTGACCACTACAGCCCGCGCTTCGTGCAGTACAAGGGCTGGTGGTACGACGTGTACGACAGCCAGACGATCGGCCCGTGTCCGCGTGACACGAACGTGCTGGGGGGTTTGGGCTTCAGCCAGTTTGCTGGCTGGCACGGCATCGTGTCGGACAGTTACTTCTCAGGTGTGCTGTTCAAGTTGTGCGATGACGACACCGTCATCGTCGGTCGGTATTTCAGTTAACGGGGCACTGCCCCGAAGGAGAGAGTGATGAATACTTATCTTCGCTACATGCGTGCTGAGATGCGTGCGTGGGCCGATGGCAACACTGCCAAGGCCATCATGCTGGCGCGGTGGAAGGCCCGTGCGTACAAGATGTACGCAGTTGAAACCCCGTACTACTGAGGAGGTGCTATGAATATCGGATTCACTGAACGTGACGTGCATAACGCTGAGCGTTACGTCGATGCCCTGGCTAAGTCCGGGGCGCGGTATGCCCGCATGGGTAAGGTGTCCGTGGAGACGCTGGAGCAGGAGCGTGACACGCTGGAGATCGGTGGCGCATACATCATGCAGCACGAAAGCCAGACCACGGGGCTGGTGCCCCGCCCGTGCATCAAGTACTCGGTGCAGATTCCCTACACCACGCACGGTGGGTACTGGGAGCCCGACGAGACGGACTACCACGAGATTGCTACGACGGACTCACTGTTCGAAGCAATCCTCAATCTATATTTACAGTTAGCGGATCAGTATTGTCGTGACGTGGCAATGGCTACCGCGTATGAATTGGACAACGAAGTTCTGGAGGAAGCATGAACTGCATCCACTGCGATGACGACGTTGACCCGCGCCGTGCGGCCCTGGGCTACAAGCTCTGCTTGTTCTGCGGCGAGGAGGCTGCCCGTGAGGAGCGGCGAGGCTGGACCATCGTCCCGATGCACAAGAGTAATTACGTGCTGCTGGTGGACCGCAAGGACTTGCCGGGAATTGGTAACAAGGGCGGGCTGCACCGCTGAAAGGAACTGCAATGAAAGTCAAAGCGCAAGACATCGACAGCCTGCCCCCGGGAAGCCGCGTGAGACTTCTCGACCGTGAGTGGGTTCGCATGACTGACTGGCCCGAGCGGCACATCTATGGTGCTATCTGCGATCCTGCATCCGGCGAGTGGAGCGGGTGGTCTTCGCTGTGTTACGGCGAGGATGAGATTGAACTGATTGAACGAAAGGAACTGCAATGAAAGTCAACATCGAAGTAACCGACACCTTCAACGGTGAAGCTAACTACGGGTGGGTGCGTAGATACATCCTCGACGTGCCGATGGCACTGTCGGACTACAGCGTAGTGCGTAGGGCTAAGGCTGCTGTTGGGTGGAACGGTAAACGTTGTGTCACCGTTAAGTATGGTGATATGATAGAGCTTCGTCCTTACGGTGAATGCACAGTGTGTTTTATCACCTTTGGTGAGTGAGTGAGTGAGTGGGTGGCCGCTGCCCTCCAGCGGTAAGTCAATTGAGGAGTAATGCAATGTTTGATCTGAACACTATCATCACCCAGGCCCTGAACGCTGCTGTTGCCGAGGCTATCAAGCCGCTCGTCGAGCGGATCACTGCTCTGGAAAACAACCCCGCCATCGGCACGGATACCGTGCTGGCTGAGCGTGTGGTGGCGCTTGAGCAGCGCATGGACCACGTCATTGACGCCAGTGAGAAGCGTATCCGCGAGATCGCAGAAGCCGCTGCGGAGCAGGCAATGGACAACCACTGCGAGAGCTACAACCATGACGACTACGACAGCGTCGTCAGCAACTGGAACGACGAAGACCCGGCTGACTTCCTGCGTGAAGGTGATCTGCATGACCAGATCGACGACCGCGTCAACGAGACGCTGCGTAACGCCACGTTCAGCATCAGCATCTAAACCAACCGCCCCGAGAGGGGCTTTTCAAGGAGAGAGTCATGACGATATCAATCGCTACCGCTGCCATGCTCGGCAGCATCAACATATCCGTGTGGGAAGCACGGAAGCAAGATCGCAAAACTGCCGACGAGGTGACGCAGGCCAAGGGTGCCCGCAGCAAGCGTGCCGCTACGGTGCACAAACACCTCTTCTCGGAGTGCCCGGCCCTTGAGGCCATCAAGTCTCTGCGGGGCGAGGTGCGCCAGTGGTTCAACACCCAGACCCTGCCCTGGGACGACAACGGACGCAGGCTCATCACCACCGCCCAGTACCTCAACGTGATGGGGCAGGCTGCCAAGTACGAGCAGCGCTTCAACGACCTGATCCAAGTCTTCCTGAGAACGTATTCAACGGAGATCAGCAAGCAGGCTTTCGAGATGGGTGCGCTGTTCGACCGTGCCGAGTACCCGCCCGAGTCCGAGGTCTCTGCCAAATTCCGCTTCTCGTTCGCCATCGAGCCGGTGCCTGAGTCAGGAGACTTCCGCGTGGACATCGGTGCTGCCGCCGCCGCTGACCTGAAGGATCAGTATGACAAGGCCGTCGCGGTCCGGGTGTCGGGTGCCGTGGCCGATGCGTGGGACCGTGTGAAGACGCAGGTGGAATGGGTGCGTGACCGAATGGCTGCCGTGCTGGAGCATGACCCCGACCAAGTGGAGGAGATCAAGACCTTTGCCGAGGATGGTTCGCTCAAGTCGGTGGAGATCAAGAAGAAGCGCCGTCCGAAGCTGTACGACTCGATGCTTGAACAAGGCCTTGAACTGTGCACTCTGCTCACGTCACTGAATGTGACAGGCGACCCCAAGTTGGAGCAGGCCCGCGTGGCGCTGGAGACGGCGCTGTCCCGTGTCGATATGGACTCCCTCAAGGAGTCCCCTGAGTTGCAGAAGGCAACCCGTGCAGCGATGGATAACATCCTGTCGGAATTCTCGTTGTGACTGAACGTCACGTGATTAACCGTAGTTAACCGGAGGTAGTATGAAACTCAGCATCAATCAATGTGCCAACGCCGTGGCTAACCTTGCCACGCACACCACCGTCCTGATCGAGGGTCCCTCGGGTACAGGCAAGTCCAGCATCCTGCATACCCTTGCGGAGCGTTTCCCAGATCATCGTCCTGTGTATATTGACTGTACACAGATCGACGTGGGGGACATCCAGATCCCTGCCGTGGACCACGCCACGAAGACCAGCACCTTCTACCCCAACGAGGTGTTCGGTACGCAGAGCGATGAGGCACGCATCATCTGCCTGGACGAGTTCGGCAAGGCGTCCCGCCCTGTGCAGAATGCCCTGCTGCCTGTGCTGCTTGACCGGCGTGTCGGGCACCGCCCGCTGCCGCAGGGGTCGATGGTCTTCGGCACCACGAACCTCTCATCCGAGGGTGTGGGTGATGCGATGCAGATGCACGTCCGCAACCGTATGTCTGTCATCACCATGCGTAAGCCGACCGCCCCTGAGTGGGTCGAGTGGGGTGTAGCCAACGGTGTGCACCACGCTGTGCTGGCGTGGGTAACTGACACACCGCAGGTGCTGGCTGAGGAGGACACGGTGCAGACCCCTGCCGAGAACCCGTACATCCACCACCGTGGTGAGCAGCGCAAGGCGTTCGTGACCCCTCGCTCCCTGGCTGCGGCTGGCCGCATGCTGAACGACCGCGATGCGCTGGGTGACGACGAGGTGATGCGCTGTGCCCTGGCCGGTGCACTGGGTGCCCGTGCGGCGCTGGACCTGATGGCGTATGTGGAGTTGGCAGATGGGCTGCCGTCGTGGGGCTCCATCATCGGCGCGCCCGACAAGGCCAAGCTGCCTGCCACGCCGACGACCAACATGATGACTGTGCACCGCGCCGTGCACCGGGTCGAGAAGGACACGCTCGACAACGTGCTGACCTACATGCAGCGCTTGCCCAAGGAGTTGCAGGCTGTGTTCGCTACCAACCTGCTGCGCCAGAAGCACAAGTCAGCGTGGACTGCACTGAACCGTGAGTTTACGCGGTGGTGTGTTGATAACTCCTGGATCTTGAGGTGAGATGATGACAACCAACAACCGACATTTCTTTGCCGCGTCCATTTGGGGATGGAGGGTAGACACGGATATCGAAAAGCTGATCCGCAAGATGAAGAAGGAAGGGCACCCCTTCGGTCTGTACCTCGTGCCTACCAGCGTGGACACAGACTACGACATCGAGTTTTACAAGCCCAAGGTCGAGGGGGCTGTGTTCCTGACAACGATTCATCCGAAGGAGAAGAAATGAAACGCAAAGCAACAGTCACCGAAACGGTGACGTACCACATCGAGTTTGAAGCCCCAGAGGACGCCAATGACGACCTGCTGGACGAGTTAGCCCACGAAGAGTGGGGCACCAATCCTGACCGGGACCCCGACAACTACGAGTGCGACATTGAAGTCAAGGAGCAGTGATGAACGCAGAAGACAAAATCACCAAGGCACGCACTGCCATCATGCGTGATCCGCGTTTCGTAGCCATGAGCGGTGTGCTCATGGTCGGCACCTGGGAGGTACGTGATGACGTGCCAACTGCCGGGACCAATGGCCGGGACGTGTTCTATGGCAGGTCTTTCATCAACGACGCTGACGACAAGCTGACCCGCTTCGTTGTGCTGCACGAGTATTTCCACGTGATGCTCATGCACATGACTGTGTGGCAGAAGATGTTTGAGGAGGACGGGCAGACTGCCAACTTCGCAGCGGACGCAGTGATCAACCTGATGCTGCATGACCTCGACCCGCAAGGGTACTTCCTCACGATCTGGGACAACGCTGTGCTCGATCAGCAGTACCGAGGCATGGACACGGGTGAGGTGTACCGCGCCATGAAGAAGCAGGGGCAACAACAGCAGCAGCCCAAGGGTGCCAACGGCAAGGGGGCCAAGCAGTTCGACCAGCACAAGCCAGCAACGGGCGATGAGGGTGACGGTGAAGTAGGTGATGCTCTCAGCGCTGCCGAAGCCGAGGAGGTACGAAAGACCGTGGACAGTGCACTGCGTCAGGGGGCGCTCATCGCTGGCAAGATCGGTGCCGATGTGCACCGTGCGTTCGGTGATCTGCTGGAGCCGAAGGTTGACTGGGCTGAGCAGTTGCGTGAGTGGCTGCGTACCACGGCAGCGGGTAACGATCTGTCCACGTGGCGCAAGCCGTCGAGGCGGTGGCTGGCTCAGGATGCCTACATGCCCTCGCGCTACACCGAGGCGGTGCGCAGAGTGACCATCGGCGTGGACACGTCAGGGTCCATCAGTCAGGTGCAGCTACAGCGTGCGCTGACCGAGATCATGTGTGCCTGTGAGACGGTGCGGCCTGAGATCGTGGACGTGATCTACTGGGATTCACGTGTGGCAGCACATGAGGTGTATGAGGGCGATGCTGTGCAGACACTGGCGCAGACGACCAAGCCCAAGGGTGGTGGGGGCACTCGCGTGACTTCGATGCGTGAGTACATGGAGCGTGAGGACATCAAACCCGAGGCGACTATCGTGTTCACCGATGGCTACGTCGAGCCCGACTGGGGTGGGCAGTGGCCGGGGCCGGTGCTGTGGGCTATCAGCACCAAGGGTATGAGAGCACCTTCGGGTGTGTCGTTGTACGTGCCGGTGTGACCGGTGGGATTAAACGCGTTTAATTTGGGACCGGATGTCGGTCCCTCTAGGAGCAATCATGGCAACAAAGAAACCTGAGTTTGATTTGGTACTGCTGTCTGGGTTGGGGCACCGGCAATACGCCGTGCCCAAAGACGCAGCGATGGCGATCTTTGAGTTGTTCGCAGGGCATGACGTGTACGAGGTCGAAAACGATTGGGTTGGCGGGGGTATCGGTAATCGCAAGTTGGCGAGACTTGTCTGCGCTGACCAGAACCCGCAGATCTCTACGCTCGGCGCGGTGCAGTTCCACCAGATGCTGGAAAACCAGCGTATGAAAGATGAAGAAGAGGAAGCCAAGCGGAAGGCCAAGGCCAATGATTGATCCCCAGCGCAACCTCAGCACAACGTACAGGTTCACCGACGTGGGGGGCCTGTATGAAGTCACGCTGTACCCCAAGGCACCGACGCCTATCGTGACCGAGCGGTATCGTATGGACATGCTGCCTGTGTGGGTACAGGAGGCCATCCACCTACTAGACTGGGCGCACCCTGAGGAGGTGCGAGACGTGGGCAGGAAGGTCGGTCAGACGTACTGGATCGATGCGCAGTATGAGGAGTTTAGAAATTTCATAAAGGCGCTTGACACGGTGCTCGGTGACGATTAGAGTCAAGACTCAATCGGAGTGGCCGACCAACCAAGAGCACCAATCGGTGCGATTCAGCATCCCCGCTGCCACTCAGCGGGTGCGTTACAAGGAACCAAGATGACTTTCGAAATTGAATCTGATGTGCCGATGGTGTCCAACCGTCGTGGGCGTAAGGCTGTGACGTTCCCGTTCGGTGAGATGGACGTGGGCGACAGCTTCCTGATCGAGTGCGATGTGGAGGCCAAGAACGAGATCAACAACTGGCGGCGCAAGATTGCGATTGCCAAGAAGGCTTTCGGTCAGGGCACGTTCTCTACCGCAACCATGGGTGATGGCATCCGTGTCTGGCGTACGGCCTAAGAGTCCCTGACTCTGCACTCAACGCTCTGCTTAGGCAGGGCGTTTTTCATGTCTGAACGAAACACAAGGAGAAGCAAATGACTGAACTGAAAAAACTTGTTCGACATTCACAGGAACTGTGGAACTCCCCACTGGTGCCGACCAGTGTCAATCGGCACAATCGCAAGGCCTGGGTCCGCAGCGTCCTGCGCCTGGGGGACAAGTGGTTGCTGGCCCAGCCAGTAAGGAGAGTGCAATGAAAGAACATGACGCTCCGCCGCCCGCCGAGGCGGCAACCGAGGTCGGTCAGGACGAGTCCAATTTTTACGGGCTAGAGTTCTGGAAGTTGGAGGTCATCGACGCTCTGATCTTCGCCATCGGATTGGTGGCGTGCGCTGGCGCTGTGGTGCTGGTGTTTGGTGGGGGTGCGGCATGAAGAAACTACCCAAAGGCCTTGACCAACAAGGCCGCTACCCCGAGGCGGCTGAGGCGGCAACCGAGATCGGCGTTGATGACGCCCCTGAATCCTTGGGCACCCTGGTGGTGCTGGGGCTGTGCGTTGTTGTCCTTGTCGGTTTGATTGCGTTCGTTGTGGGGGTGTTGGTATGACCGACCGCGAATTGCTTGAGGCCGCTGCAAAAGCGGCGGGGTATTGGGCCGCTGAGTTCAACTGTCCTGCCAACCTTCCGCACAAGAACTGGAACCCCATCACAGATTCCGGCGATGCCTTTGAGTTGGCGGTGAAGCTGCGGCTAACCGTAAATTGTTCGTATGACGATGTGACTCTTTGCGGGCAAGAATTTACGCAAAAGGAAGCGTTCATTGAGTACAACAAAGAGGACGCTAACGCTGCCACCCGCCGCGCAATAGTCCGTGCAGCAGCAGAACTGGGGAAGGAGATGAAATGAGACGCCAATCCAAACGCAAGCACCGCGTGCTGCGGGTGATGCTTGACGACATTCGCGCTCGGCAAGTGCTGGACGATCTGATCAACAAGGTCAACGCAGCAGGCCGCAAGTTCGGCGCAGGAATGGCACAGGCATACGCACAGATGCGCGCAGATCCGGAATGGCAGGAAAGGAACAAGATATGACCACACTACGCGAAGCCGCCCAGCAGGCGCTGGAGGCGCTTTGGACTGCCGCGACCCCACAAGCCGAGGAAGCCATCACCGCCCTCCGCGCCGCGCTGGAGCAGGCGGAGCAGCCGCAAGAGGCAACCCATCTACGCGATCTGTTGAAGCGCATCCGTCAATGGGACGCACTGGACATACCGGACAGCGACGGAGCGTTCTGGAAGCGGGAGATTGACGCCGCGCTGGAGCAGCCGTATGCAGAACAAGCCCGCCGCGTCGAGCAAGAAACGCACGGACGCATGCGGATTGACCCGGTGACGGGCGATGTCAGCATCGGTACGCCGACAAAGCAGGAGCAGGAGCCCGCAGCGTTCGACGCCTTGGTCGCCATCAGCCTGCTGACCCACCTCGGTGGCGAAGTGGCCGACTATGAGGATGTGGTGGAGGCGGTGCGCCGCCTGCATGCCCTGAACGGGGAACTGCTGGAGGCGCTACAGCGTTCACGCGCACAATGGATTCACAGCGTTAACGCGGCGTTTTGCCTAGCCGCCATCGCCAAAGCGGAGGGAGCATGACTGAACAACCTAACGCCCTGCGGCTGGCTGATGCGCTTGATGAATGGTGTGGGCCTGGAAGGTGGACTAAACCAAGATATGCCGCAGCCGAACTGCGCCGGCTGCACAGCGTCAATACGGAACTCGGCGCAGCACTGCGCCGTCTCATTAGCTATTGCAACACGCTGGAAAACCGTTTGATGGAAGCAGATGGAGAACACCCAGCAGTGCAAGAAGCAAAGGAAGCGTGGGCTAAGGTGGAGGGGAAGGTATGAACAAAGAAGACATCAAAATCATCAGCGGTGGCGGTCCCGCAACTGAGGTGCTGCGTTTGTCTCGTGAAGGCATCTGGGCCAATCCGGACATCCCAGTAGACGATGCGGCCAAGCTGGTGCTTGCAGCAATTGACAGCAACGTCAAGGTGATGGTGCAGAAAGCCGTCGAGGCCGAGCGCGAGGCGTGTGCGAAGGTGTGTGACGCAAGATGCATTGCAGACGGATGGGAGGGGTTTTATGCAGATGAATGCGCCGCAGAAATCAGAGCAAGGGGTCAAGCATGACCGAAACCGTGCTTACATGGCTGTCTGGGGCTGCGCCCCCACACGGATCAAAGTGCATTGTTCTGTGGAAAGGGCTAGACAGAATCCATACCGCTTGCTGGTATGAGGGTCTTCCTCAAGGAGATTGCTGGGTAACCAGCGCAGGACGTTTCGTGAAAGGCATGGATGAAGTAGAGATGTACGCAATCCAGCCAGATGTCAGTCTTATAAGGAGAAAGCATGACCCACTGGAAACTTGAGCAGCTTGGTGCTGACAAGTACTGGCTGTTCTACAAAAGCGGCGATGTCTGGTTTCATGCGCACACATGCACCAAATCAGGTAACGCCATCTTCACCTTGGATGCGGCTCTGGCAAAGATAAAGGAGTTGGCATGAACTACCTACCCCAAGACTTCGCCCGCTGTGAAAGCAACCCACTGCTTGATCAGTGCAAACAATGCGCAAGGAACATGCACATAAATCCTGTGCATCCCGCCGCAGGGCGGCAAATGTGGATCGGTCCGTGGACCGGGCATGGTCCGTGCCCTAATGGGGATTTTGTGGAGGTGAAAGATGACTGAACCAAAAAAACTTTGGAGCACGATGTCTGTTGAAGAACGTGCCCGTTACTCATACGATCAAGCTAAAAGAATGCTTGACGAGTTATACGCAAACAACCACCCTGACATCTTTATGCAGCGAGAACACCATTGGTCGTATTTGTGGTGCCGAGAACAAGAGCTAATTGACCGGATGGCTATGCTTACAAGAATTATTGAAGGATGACTCAAAGTAAAGGAGAATGAAATGTCCTCAGTGCGGAACATGGACGTCTGTTCTGGAGTCGGTTCTCAGGAGAGATGGATCGCGCCGCCGTCGCTACCAGTGCGCCAACCTGCACAGGTTCAACACGGAGGAAAGAATTGTTGGCCTTTCCTCTACAGCTACCGAGGTGACACCCTCGTCGTCAACAGCGCAATACGAAAATCCAAATACAAAAGCGCCGAAGAAGTCGGCGTAGCAGATTTTTAGCGGGCTTGCATAGCTGCAAGCGTGGTTCTAGCCTCACAGATGTGAAGCCATTTCTTGCGCACCATACGTGCCCGCTGATTTTGATGCGTATGGTGCATCTCCCTGAACCTAGACCGAGGGGGCTAGGAATCTGTGTCTCCCCCTCAACCCCCAACAACACCTCAACATCATGGCAGCAAACGAAACCCAAGTGGGCGGCGCTCACTACAAACAACACACCTACGAAACGTGGGATGTGATCCTCGACTGGCAGTTAGGGTATCTAGACGGCAACGCTGTCAAGTATCTGTCCCGCTGGCGACACAAGGGCGGCGTGCAAGACCTGAAGAAGGCGCGGCATTACATCGACAAGCTCATTGAAGTGGAGGAATTCAACGATGGCAACCCCGGAAAGTAAAGTCAAAGCCAAGTGCGTCGAGATCATCAAGAAGTACCGCGCTTACTACTTCTTTCCTGCACAGAACGGCTACGGTCGAGCAGGCATACCAGACATCATCGTCTGCTACCGAGGCATGTTCCTTGGTGTAGAATGCAAGGCCGGTTTCAACAAGCCCACCGCTCTACAAGAGCGTGAGATGGCAGACATCCACCGTGCCGGTGGGTCCGCGATGGTGGTCAGGGAAGATACACTTGAACTGCTCGAAGAGTGGTTCCATGAGAGATCACAATGGACATCCTGACGCTTGATTTCGAGACCTACTACGACAAGGATTTCAGTCTCAGCAAGCTGACGATGGAGCACTACATCCGCGACCCGCGCTTCGAAGTCATCATGCTTGGACTACGCTGGCCGGATGGCACCAAGGAGATCGTCACCGGCAGCCACGAGGAGATCCAATACCGGCTCGATGGCATCGAGTGGGGTAAGTACGCGGTGCTGTGCCACAACACGCTCTTCGATGCTGCCATCCTGGCCTGGAGGTTCGGGGTCAATCCCGCTGCGTGGCTGGATACCCTGTCGATGGCACGTGCCATGTTCGGTATGAAGGGTAACTCTCTGGCCCTGCTTGCCAAACGCTACGGGCTGGAGGACAAGGGCACTGCTGTGCAGAATGCGATGGGTAAACGTCGCTGTGACTTCACCCCGCAGGAGTTCAAAGACTACGCTGACTACTGCCTGCACGACGTGCAGCTATGTCATGAACTGTTCTTCCTGATGTCCAACGGGTGGTACAAGCCTGAGACGTTCGACCACCGAGACCCCTATCCCCGCAAGGAACTGGAGTTGATCGATCGGCTCATCAGGATGTACACCGAGCCCACGCTGCGCTTGAACGCGCAGAAGCTGGAGGAGCACCTTGCCGATGTGGTGCGGCGCAAGGAAGAACTGCTGTCCAACGCAGGCATCGCCAAGGAAGACCTGATGTCCAACCCGAAGTTCGCTTTGGTGCTGGAGTCGTTCGGTGTGTCGCCGCCGATGAAGACTAGCCCTACCACGGGCAAGCAAGCGTTCGCTTTTGCCAAGACCGACCCGGGTATGAAGGCCCTGCTGGAGCACCCTGACGAACGGGTGCAGGCTGTGGTGGCTGCACGGATGGGGGTCAAGAGCACCCTGGAGGAGACGCGCACTCAGCGGTTCATCGACATGGCGCAGCGCAACCCGCTGTTCCCGGTGCCTCTGAGATATTCTGCTGCGAGAACGCACCGCTTGGGCGGCACTGATGGTATAAACCTGCAAAACCTACCGGCCCGTGGGGCGCAAGCCAACAAGCTCAAGAAGTGCATCGAGGCACCTCCGGGCTATGTGATCATCGACTGCGACTCGTCCAACATCGAGGCGCGGATGCTTGCGTGGCTGGCGGGGCAGGATGACCTCGTGCAAGACTTCGCTAACGGTGTGGATGTGTACTGCAAGATGGCGAGTAAGATCTTTGGTAGGCCGGTAACGAAGGCGGATAAAAGGGAAAGATTCGTAGGTAAGACGGTAGTTTTAGGTTGTGGCTATCAAACCGGAGCGGTGAAACTTCAGATCACACTGAAGGCGTCCGAGATGAACATGGACTTGGAACTGAGCGAGTGCAAGAACATCATCGATACATACCGTAACTCTGTGCCTGACATCACGAGACTATGGAGGACAGGGGAGGCAGCAATCGAAGCCATGCACGGCAACAAGTCCATGTGGTTCGGGCGCGAAGGCGTTGCACTGGTCGAGGGCAACAAAGGCATCAAGCTGCCCAGCGGGCTGTACATCAGCTACCCGCAACTTCACCGTGGGGTGAAGAACAAGAACGGTCAGGCGTTTGAAGCATGGCAGTACAAGGATGAAACCGGACTGGTGGATATATACGGCGGCAAGCTCGTTGAAAACGTCGTGCAGGCGCTGGCGCGTATCATTGTGATGCAGCAGCTACTGAAGATCTCCAAGAAGCTGCACGTGGTGCTGACGGTGCATGATGCGGTGGCTGCGATAGTTCCAGTAGGCGACGTGTCCAAGGCTATAAAGTACGACGAAGAGAAACGGTGCTACGTACCTGTTTCTGAAGAGGCGAGGGGCGCTGTTGCGTACGTTGAGGAATGTATGCGCTGGGTTCCGAAGTGGGCAGCAGGCTGCCCGATCAACTGTGAAAGTGGAATAGGAAAAACGTATGGCGACTGCTGAGGTTATTGATTACGCAATGCCCCTCATGAACATTGAGCGGTTGGCAAAGGAATGCCACGACTTGTGTCTCGTGGGTGACTACGGTGGGGCCAACGAGATTGCCTTGAAGATTGGTGTAGAGTCGCGTATCCTGGGCGCTTCGCTTGCAATCATGCAGAACAAGGAGAGTTTCCGTTGAGCCTACCCAGTGCTTGGTCGTACAGCGGCCTGAAGAAGTTCAAGACGTGCCCGAAGCAGTTTGCCGAGGTCAAGGTCCACAAGAACTTCACCGAGCCGCCCTTCACTGAGGCC